AAGCCTGCGTCTGCTCCAGATTAGTCAGCGCCTTCTCCTGCTCATACTGGGCAAGCTTCTCCTGCATCTGATCCATGTCCTTACTCTCAGTAAGTCCCGTCAGCTCCTGAATCTTCGACTCGTATTCTTTAGACTGCTGGCGCAACTGTTCCAACTCAGAACGGTTGGTCTTGAGTTCAGTCTTGAGTTCCTTGAAACGGTTCGCCGCCTTCGGGGTCCACTCATCACCAATGTCATCGGTCAGGTTCTCAATTGGGTCATCCGATTCCTCTACCGCTGTATCCTCTACCGCTGTATCCTCTACCGCTGTATCCTCTACCGATGTATCCTCTACCGGCTCCGGTTCCACAACTGGCTCCGGTTCCGGTGCTTGATCAAGGTTAGCAAACGCCGCCTCCAGAGAGGATTCAAAGGAAAGTGCTTCAGTAGCATCCGGCAAGGAGTCTACGTTAGATGGTGCTTCTTCTACGGCGGCTTCAATTACAGGTGCGTCCATTCGTCTGGTTGGTTAGTTTTAGTGGTGGAGGGCCGACGTGTCAGCTTCTCCAGATCATTAAAGGCGTCCCTGTAACCCGCATACCAAGCCAGTTTATGGCTGTTCGCTTGCGGGTCTGTATCCAACGACGTGACGGTCGGGCCAGATGCCTCTTTCAAAATTGCGATAGCCTGTTGCAGGGAGGGATCGTCAATGATCTCCCGCAGCCTTGTGACTGACTTCAAGTCGTTGAACCAGTGTTCCAGCTTAACTGGAACTGTGGCTTTCTTTTTAGCTGGCATTACTGTTGTTCACGGAAGCTCAAGGCGGCTTCGGCATCGCGGATCGCTTGCTCTTGGTCGAACTTTTTCTGCTTAATAGCCATGTCAAGTTCAGCCTTCTGCTGCGTGATCTGCATATCGACTTGCGCCTTCTGTAGCTTCATGTCTACCTCAGACGTCTGAGGTTGTCCACCCTCTTCTTCAGAAATTTGCTGTTGCTCTCTCTGGACCTTCTCCAGCGCCTTCATGGTGTTGTTGATCGCCTCCTCAGCATACTGCAAAACCTGCTTGGCGTTCGCCACTACAGGCTCCAGCGCAGGATCTCCGGCTGCATACTGAGCGGTCTCTCCGATGTGCTGGTAAAGTGCCTGCAACGCAGGAAGAACCTGCTGCGGGTCTGCTTGACCTTCGTTGATAGCCTGAATGAACTGCTGGAGCAACGGGACGTGCAACTGCATGTGCTGGCCGTGCATCTCACTCGACACAACCGGAACCGGATTGCCCTGCTGCAACTGCTGGTTCTCGAAGTAGGCAATCTTCGTGTCTACCGTCTGCCTGTCATCCTCTTGCGCCGGAACGTAGCGATCCGCGAGATCATGACCGACCCTAGTGCTAACGATGTCACGAGTAAGGTTGCGGCGACCAACGTCGTCGAATTGGCCACTAATTCCTTGAAGCTCGCGTAGCGAGACAAGCCTGTTTGCATGAGATCCGTTTCCAATGGAACGAACCGCTTTGGTCTGTGCTGCATCTAATTTCTTAATGAATTCTTTTTCTACTCCGCGCTTCTCACAGCGGTCGAAGAAATCCTTAACTGCCGCATCGGGTCGCTTGACCTTAACAATACGGCGGACCATCTCGCGCATCAGGCGAGTCCAACTTGAGTAGAATAGGTTCAGCGTCGAACCACTAATCCTTGTAGCCACATCCATGTCCGACACAACCTGCATCTGGTTCTTGTAGGGCGAAGTCTGAGTCGATCCATACGGCGACATGGTGTCAGTGTTAAGCGCCAACTGCTGCGTCAGGTCTTGTAGCGCAGGCTGGACCGCCGTGCCTAAGTTCGGGATAGCCTTCTCAATGATCTTAACATTAGGCGACATCACGGCATACGCACCGTAGAAGGTGAAGCTGAGTTCGTCCAACGAGCGCTGGTTCTCCGGCTGGATCATCACGGACGACGCCAACATCGCACCATCAATCTGCTGGCAGCGCAGGCGGTTACTCGTCTGGACGTGAGAGAAAATCCGCTGGCCCAATCCTCGGATCGAATGATAAGTGCCATTGCTACCAACTCCATAAGTGAAGAAGATGTAAGCCTGTTCAGGCGACTCGTAGCGGCTGACCTTCTTGTATAGAAACTCTTTAGGGTTAGACTCAGCGGATATGTAGTGACTCACGCTACCGTCGATTTCTCTTACCCAGTAGTGGAGAACGTCAACGGTAGGGTTCTGGATTCCAGTGTAGAGATCGTTGTTCTTGATCTCCGCCTGTAACGATTCGTAGTCAGAGTAGGAGTTGCCGGACGAGGAGCGGCCCGATGTCTTGACGTTCTCCATCATGACCCTCTTGACCTCCTCGATGTTCCAGCCGACCGCCTTAGCGGCCTTCTCGTTCTTAATAAAATGGTAAAGCTCGTGCAGGTGATACTGGCGGCGACCAACGGCAATATCGATACCGTTCTCCGATGCAGTAGACTGACGCGGGATCAGGATATCAGCGAAACCGCCGACACGGAATTTCCAGTCTTCCGGCGAGTCGAAGTAGGCGATGCCGACTCCATGCTTAACGAACTGTGTGCAGAGGCGAAGGTAGCTGCTGTGGAACTCTGGCCAGCGCCGGAAGAGGTCTGTCAGCTCTTGTGCTACGATGTCCTCCTTTGGCCCCACCTCGCTCCTCTCACCCGTCGTGGCCTTGACTTCCACTAGTCGCTCCAGAGAGCTGTAGAGGTCAACGTAGGCCGAAAGAGAGATGTCCAGCAGACGCTGGGCTTCTCCGAAGTTCAAGTTGGTCTTGAGTCCCTGACCACTAGCCGTTAACTGTGATTCATTGTAGGGGGCAACACCGTCAAACATGCTGTCAATCCGAGAACGGTTAACAGCAGACTTCTCATCGGCGCGGAGCAAGGTCGCAAAGATACCGACAGCGGCTTTGACATCCTTGAGACGTGTTTCAACAGGTTTCCCTTTTTCATCGAGGCTACCTAAGTCGAGGCCGTCCAAGTCAATTAAGTTTGACATACTTGAGGAGTATATTGATTTGACGAACAATGTCAATCATTTGGGTAGGCATCGGCCATGATCTTCTCCATGCGGACCCAGTGGCGTCTCCCGTCCTCAGTAGATATACGCGCATACTCTTTATCCCCAATATCCTTAGTCTCCACGATAAAGGGGTTATTACGATACTTTTTGGGGGTCTTCCGGTATTTCCAGACCGCCCCGTAGGGGGTGACCTTGTAGTCAGGGTAACCCTCTACGATCTTCATCTCTTCGTCAGGCAGGCCGTGAGAGACACCTTTTAATTCGTCGTGGGCAATCTGCCTATACTTGCCATCATCACAAGTGACCGACGACCAGTAGCGGTGATTACGCCACCTCCGCGAAATCGGCTTGCCTGATTTCAAACTGTAGATGTAGTCATCCGTCGATAGGGCGTAATTAGAGGCGCCCTCTATCTGTTTCCATCCTTTTGGTATTCTCATTTAATCGTTGTGTCGCTGTAATGCTGTTTTTACAGCATAGGGCATTTGAAAACTATTCTCTCTGACCCTTAGTTCTATAAAATATATACTATAGGACTAAGGGTCCAGAAGGAAAGTTTTTATTTCGACTTTCGCTTTTGGCCCTTTTTCGGGAGGGCATTAAAAAACTATTCTCTCTGACCCTTAGTTCTATAAAATATATACTATAGGACTAAGGGTCCAGAAGAATAGTTTTTATTTCGACTTTCGCAAACTCCGCTCCAGCCGCTTCTCCATAATTCTATCTTTGTTTTTGCGGTAATACTCTTTGTTGTAGCTACTTACACGCTTTTTGAACGCCTTATACTCGTCAGGTTCAAGGACTTTGCCTATGTCCATCCTCCGAGAATAGCTGTATTTCGTCTTCCGATAATACTCATTTTGGTATTCAAGTCTCTTTTCTCGGTTCCTCAAGTAGTATTCTCGCTTCTCTTTTGGGGCATATTTGGCCATGACTTACTCTAACCGAGACGGGAGGCCCGTCAATTTTTTTCTAAATATACATATATATACGTTCGCGCGCGCACAAAAACCCGCCTACCCACCCGTGGCGTGTCCCTGATTCCCTGATCCCTGATTCCCTGATCCCTCTTCCTTGACCGCGAAACACGCAAAAGGATTCGAGGATCAGGGATTCAGGATTCGGTTGAGCTACCTGAAAGGTAAACTTCGCCTTGCATCACACGCGATTCCCTCTTCCTTGATCCTTGATCCTCTTACGCGTGAGCGCGAGCGCAGCCCGCGTATCCCTCGAAGAGGGATTGGAGAAGGGTCTTGCTGTCCTTTGGAGTTGATGACAACAAAAACCAACCAAATGCCAAATGGCTTCGAAAGAATGCTGGCCACCCTGCCAACAATCACTGTCTTTACGACAGCCTTCCAGCATGAGACCTTTGAGGTATTCGATGCCGCTATGGCAACACTCAATCAGAGATTACTCTCTGATGATGAAGCAAAAGAGATTAGGACTTACGTCCTAAGACTCTTCGATCCAAAGGCTCAAAGAGCCGATGGCGACCATTACCTCCACATCAAGGAGGCGATGGGCGACATCGTCTCTTCGATAGAAGAGGTCGAGCAGCGTGGGCTGTGGGTTGTCCTTTACAAGGACATCCAAGACGGCCTCATCGAGGCCGCAGACGAGGCGGACCTGCTCGCCTAACACCAGCAGCCCACGCTGCTCCCTTTTAAAGGGAGTGGCTTGAGGCTTTACCGTCCTTTAAAAACCGATGAAAGAAATGATAACTGAAACTACTGACAAACAAATGTCTGCTGCTGTAGCAGAGACTAGCAAAATACTCAAGGGAATGAACCCCTACCAAAGGCGCGTGTTCAACACGTCTTTGGGAAAGGCTCTTGAGAATGTAACACGTTCTGAAGAACGATACCCTCAAATCGTTAGGATTCTCCAACGATTGAACCACGAATCCCGAAACACGAACCTCTAATCCCGAACCATAACAAGTTATGACAAAAACAATACAAATTGCAGGAACAACAAAAGCCGAATTGGCGCAAGAAAACACCGAGCTAAAGCTCGAAATAAATAAAGCTCACCTAGCTCTTACAGAGCTAAGAGCTTACCTTCAAAGCTCAAAGTTCTACGAAGATCCTACGGTGCAGACTGCCGATGTTCTTCGTCGCCTTGACGAAGTCAGACTGACCTATGATGAGACTATCGCTAAATGGTCAGCTTTGATGGATGCCTCTGAAGCTCTTGACTCCATCACGAACGGCTAACACCAGCAGCCCACGCTGCTCCCTTTAAAAGGGAGTGGCTTGAGGCTTTACCGTCCTTTAACAACTGAACAATGACTGAAACCATGACAAACACGAAATTCCTCAAAAATAATCTCTTCAGCTTCTCGCGGCTCTCGCTGCTAGACAGGCTGATCATCATCCTCTTTACCCTAAAAGGGTATCGGCCAACATCGGCGACCGTTAACGACCAGTGGAAGAAAGGAACTCTGTTCCTTGTCCACGACCGCCAAAGATGGACCATCTTCGATGGTAAGAAAGCTTGGCCTCTGCTTTAACAACTGAAACCCAAAACATTATGACTACTACCGTAAAACATAAAACATTGATAGCCTTCTCACAAGCTGCCTTGGCAGCAACCAAAGAAGGAAAGACTGTGGCTATGCCACAAGAGATTAAGACTGCCAGCCCCCACTGGAGATCGTGCTTTGCAAACTTCATAATTTGGCAGCATTCGCTAGTCATTAATCACGAAGCCGGAATTGCCCTTGGCGTGAAAGGCAAAGCCTTTGCCGCTAATGGCAACAAGAAACTACCGTTTCTAAGCTGGTCATCCATGCCGCTACTTGACTGCGGCGGAGCCGGAGAATGCAAGAACTTCTGTTATAGCCTGAAAGGCTGGAGGAATGTTCACCCGTTCTTCCGACAACTTCGTAACAGTCTCTTACAGAGATTCCGGTTCGACCTTGTCGAAGCAGAGCTTGACCGTGTCATCCAGACCAGACAGTTCAAGTCACAATCGAAGATTGACTTCCGGCTCTTCGTAGACGGTGACTTCGACTCTGTCGAAACGGTAGACAAGTGGATGACCTTACTCCGTAAGAAGCCGATCTTGAAAGCCTACGGCTACTCCAAGTCTTGGGAAGAACTTGCCAGCTATGCTGGAGAGTGGCCAACAAACTACCGTTTGAATCTGTCCAACGGCAGCAGGTTCAATGAGAACAGCGGGATTGCAAGACGTGTTCTTGCCCTGCCGATCACAAGAGGCTGGTTCAAGGCCATCGGCTCCAAAGGAGGGGCCGAATACAATACGGCAGACTACCGATCAAAGGCCCGCCAATACGCCAAAGAGGCGGGATTGAAGCGTGTCTTCGTATGTTCCGGCCTATGTGGTGACTGCACCCCACAAGGCCACTTCTGCGGCAGCGACAACAAAGCTGACGTAGTCATCCTGACTCACTAACACTGAACCACTAACACTGAACCACTAACACTGAACCCATAATAAATTATGATAACTAAATATACACCCGCCGAAAAGATGCCCCTAACCGAACTTAAGACTGCCGCCAAGAAGCGTGGATACATCGTCAAGAAACTTGACGGAGAGATTGAGATTTACCCAAAGGGTAAGAGAGGAGATGCGAGCTATTTCACCGATGACGCACTGGACGCATTTAAGACGATGCGTATGGACTTCGTCCAAAGACAGTCCGCCCGTATCACCTTTGTCACCGCCGGATATGAGGGGCTGGAGCGGTTTACCGCCCCGCTTTTAACATACGCAATGGCCTCTGGCCGATGGGATTGGACAGACCATCTTTTGAGGGACTGGTACAGGGCTGGCTCCACTACAGTGGGTTGCGATACCTACTCACAGCTACACCGTCTGCGTAACCACCCGACCATCGATGGCCACGAGATCCTCCGCCAGATCGCCAAAGGCTAACACACACACACACCAGCAGCCTGCGCTGCTCCCTTTTAAAGGGAGTGGCTGAAGGTCTTGCTGTCCTTTGAAATTGATGACAACAAAAACCAACCAAACAAACCAACCGACAAACTGGCATTTCAACTGGGGTCGAGGAGGTTATAACACTGTGAGAGCTACGTCTCGTAGGGATGCAGAGACCCAAGCTGCTAAACTCAGCAACCTCGACCTCGGAGGAGTCGTTAACCTAACACATGATCCCGACTACGTCCTAACCAAAGAATCCGACAAAGTCGGAGCGATGATGTTTTGGTAGGCGAAACCCTGCACCCCGCCACGGCGGGGCGTAGCTCACAGCTACTGGACATCCGGTGGTTGCGAGCTATGACAAAAACAAAAGCAAAAACAGTTGTTCAAGAAGTGTTCAAGTATGCGTTGCCAGACGCTAATGTGGACCATCAAACCGGATCACTCGGCCTCTCTGAGGCTATAAGAAGATTGCAAGAACTCGATCTGCTCCTTAAGGAGAAGGTCGGAGTAACTAACTCGACCACCCTGCAAAGCAGGGTTGATGGGGTTCTTAATGGATTAACCAGTGAACTGGAGACAGTGAAAGATAATCTCTTTGCCCGAAGCGTGGCAGAGGAAGCCGATGAAGGGCGGGAGGCAGAGGCACTCAACTTCCTCAAGGAAGTTGGAGCATTGAACGGCGTTCAAACCCGCCTCCTAAACACACTTCGCGTCTCTGTGGAAGGGATTAGGATACGTCGCGTGATCGAAAACTGACACACACACACACACACACACCAGCAGCCTGCGCTGCTCCCTTTAAAAGGGAGTGGCTGAAGGTCTTGCTGTCCTTTGAAATTGAAACCCAACCGATGATAGACAAACAACCAACCATTATGACTGATACCGATACACTTGCCGCCGCCGCCCAGACGCTCAACGACTTGAGGGATTACCTCTCTTCGAGCAAATTTGATGCTGATACCACCGTCCAAGTGGGCGATGTCCTCCGCTGGATCAATCGCGCCGAACTCCGCTTTGCCGCCCCAACTCCTCCTGCAAAACACTACTACTGCGTGAGCTACGCATTGGGAGTAGCTGTCTGTGCCAACACTGGCGACCGCTACGGTGCGAACTACCACCGGTTCGACTCATCCACTGAGCGGGATGAGTATGTAGATGGCGGCGGCGATTTCCGCACATCTAACGATTGGAGGGAGTCTCTGCTCGCTTCAGATCGAGAGCTTAAGAGCGCAATCACCCACGCAGAGGTCTTCGATGCATAGCCAACCCTATGTCCCCGCCATGCGGGGCGTAGCTCTCAGCCACCAGCGGACTGGTAGCTGAGAGCTATGAATAAAACAAACACTACTACTGCCGCCATCAACTTCCTCGCCGTCGCCCCATATGGGTGGGGGTATTCGACCTCGCCAGCACAAGCCATCGCCAAAGTGCAGGACTTCACCTTCTACGACAAGCGGCCTCGCAAGGGGTCGGACAAATGGAAAAAGGCCCAAGCAGCCATCCAGCTATGGATGGTCCGAGCCGATGAATGGGTAGGCACGAACAACTACCGTCCCATCGACAAAGACGGGAACAATGTCGGGATACTCCTCCACGGATACCACAGTCCAGACCAGCATCTGCAAACATATGACCGCATGGCGAAAGCTGCGCGGAGTTAACCCCGAACCCTGATTCCCGCATCCTGTATGACGTTACAGGATGCGGCCATCAGTGTTTTATTAACCTCACTGACAATAAAATGAATACCGATAATAATACAATAGGAATCACAGTCCGCGCCGACTACGGCTACTCCCACTCTTACCTCGTTGCCGAGGCGGGGGACGGAGACACGATACACCACCTGTCTACCCGAATAGCAGGTAGACTACCAACAAGGGGCGTGGAGTTTGAATCAGCCGCTAACGCCGCCGCTGACCGCCTCGCCGAGAAGCATGGCTGGGCCAGTTACGAAACCGAAATCCACTAACCAAACAAAACAACATGAGCCAACCAACCAACTACACAAAAAGCAAGATTGCCGTCCCATCTCGGGAGGTTGTCGAGGACCACATTCAGAGCCTGTTCCTAGATGGCATGACTTGGAGTAACGCGCACCTATGGACCGTGACGCAAGCCGTAAAGATTACTCCAGAGGATAATCCTTTCGAAGTCGAAGCTCTCCTTCACTTCTCAAACCTCCGCCCAGTGTGGAAATAACAACAACAACCCAACCAACCAACCAACCAACCAACCAAAATATGACTAAAAACAATACTCAAATCACATCACTCGCTCCCTATTATATCCACGGCCAATGGGTTTTTGACAATGACCTCTACGGCCTAGTCGAAGAGGCATTTGTCAGCGGCATGAGCGAGATCATCGACTTCGTCCTTGAGGACGTAGACATCGATCCTGAGTCCGTTGAAAGCGGGTTCCGGCTGACGTTCAGCAAGGGAGTCTTCCCAGCCGCAACCCATGCTCTCACATGGGTCGAGGCTGAACAGGGCGGTAACGTCTACACGTTAGATGGTGACGGCCAATACGGGGAGACTATGGTCGGCTGGCTATGCCCCGCCCTGCTCCACTTCTTCGAAACCGCGCCAAAGAAGATCTACTTTGGTGTGAGCAAATTAAAATAAACGTGAAAAGAATTTGACTACTGTGAGCCAACTCAGTAGTTTACCCCCTCAAACCAATAACCAATAACCAATATGAAAACTGAACGATGCCAAGCTCATTGGCACAACAAGAAAGGCGCGGGTTGCTCTGCGACGTTCCCCACCACCGAACTTGGAGAATTCACCAAATTGCGGTGGAGACAACGTCAACCCACCTCCGCATACTATGTCCAGCCAGACGGGTCTCTAGACAGGGATGACCGTGCTGCCGTTGTCTGGCAGGGCGATGACCGTCGTTGGCAATACTGCTGGTGGACGGAATGAACCCTGAACCACTGCGCCATGTGTCATGCATGGCGTAGCATTCAGGGGTCACAATGACCCACTGAACCGAACCAAAAACCAATAGAAAATAAGATTATGAGCCACAATATTACAGAGATCGATACAGTCCTCCGCCCTGAAGGTTCCAAGTATACCACTTGGCACGGACTGGATCAGACAACGCCATTGCCAATCACGATGCAAGTCGCGAAAGATTATGATCTCCTACCTACAGTGGAGAAGACTCCACTATTTATCGAGGTTGATACCCGTGCGCCGCTGATGGTGCCAAACTTTCGAGCGTTGACTACCGTCGCTAAGAATGGCGCGAAGCAAACGCTGGACGTTGTCACAGACCGGTATTCGATCATTCAGAACGAGCAGGTCTTCGAGACAATGTCGGAGGCGTTCAAAGGCACCGGCCTTGACTACACCCTGTCCTGTATCGGAACCCTTGGCGGGCTGAAGAAATTCTTCATCAGCGTTGCAGTCGGCGATGATAACGGCGGATTCATGGTCAACGGGGATAAGTTTCACAGCAACCTGAACTTCATCACGTCACACGATGGCGGCTCCTTCCTCGCCCATGATTCGCAGACACGAGTGGTGTGTCAGAACACGCTCAGGGCATCGGTGAATGGTAAGAAGAAGAACGTCGATTTCAAGATCAGACATAAGGGCGACACGGCGGCGAAATGCGCGGATCTCAGCCGCTACCTCAATGACGTGTTCACCTCTCGTGAAGTCTTCATCGAGAAGATGGAAACGCTAGCAGCCGTTAAAGTTAATGCCTCTGACATCCGTCAGGTTGTCGGTGGGTTCTTCGTCACCGAAGCATTCAAGCGCGGCGAACGGCTTGAGGAAGGGTTTAAAACCCGCTCGCTCAACATGATCGACGGGATCACAGATCTCTCGGTCAGTGGGCGCGGTAACAGCGGCCAGTCGCTCTACGATGCGCTGAACGGCGCGACTGAATTCTGGACATCAGGTGACGGCGTAGGCCGCACTGCATCGGCGGGTAAAAAGGCCTACTCATCCGAGTTCGGAACCGCCGCCGCCAACAAAGAGAAATTCGCCCACCACCTGACGAGTGAGGCGTTTAAGTCCACCTCATTGGAGGAAGACACACGCCGTATTCTCGCAGCCTCCCTTAATGGCTAGCCCCACCATAAGCTCTGGCCTACGGGCCGGAGCTTTAGGTGGTGTTGGAATTACCCAACCCAGACAAAATAAAATGATAATTGAACTACTACACGGAATGAAAGGGCCAGACATCGCGCTGCTCCTAGCCATCTTCTTGGGCGCACCCGTCCTCATCGGCATCCTTGTTGCCAGCGTATGGCAAAGGAAAGATAGAGCGCGTTACAAGCGCATGGTCTACCTAGCTGACATGAAGCGCATCCACAAACACTACCGCCGGAAGCATGATAGTTGACATCCTCAATGCCGCCGCCCCCTTCGGCATCTTCATGCTACTCCTATACCTACTCTCGAAACTACTTGGAGCCTGAACCCTGATCCCGCATAGTGTAACGTGATACCTTACACTATGTGGTCCTCAGTGCTTAATAAACCCACTGACACAAATATGAATACAGAAATAAAGACAATTAAGTTAACTGGTCACTTCAAAAACACCTTCAAAGTGATCCCTGCAAACCCTCTTGCTGATGTTGCGCCAGACTACCTGTTTGACAGGGTGTTTGAGTGGGACGATGGGAAAGAGAAAACAAGAATCCCTGTATCGCTACGCGCAGCAAACAAGTTATCTGAACAATTCGAAAAATTTGGCTACGCACAAATACCCCACTAAAAATATGAAAACAATAATGCCAATAGAAATGGCCTTCTTTAAGAAGGCTGGACTTGAAAAGAATCTCGGCCTCACCTCTGGCTGGGACGTGGTTAATTACCATAAAGAATCCGGCAAAGTCTGGGTCACTACAGACGCGCTCCACCGCCACCTCTATCTAGACGAGGAGGAATACGGGCCGATGGTCGAAACGCTCAACGAGGTCGCTGACCTTGAGGAGCATATGTCAGTCCGGCTCGTCGGAAATTCCTTATGGACAACCTAAAACAAAAAAACACTAATATGAATAATACAAATATAGAACACGATAACTACGAAGGAAACCTCGTTGCCACAAGTGGGCCGTCAAATGACGGACTCCTCACGCTAACCTTTGAGGTGGCTGAGATGAAGCACATCAGTATCGAAATGTCCGCTCTGGATTTCCTTCGGTGGTTTGACAAAGACACTATCGACGGGATGAAGGAGTCCCTGAAGAAATACATCGACCGCCTGTAACGCCCCGTCTATTCCTCTAGTTTGTAGTATCGTGGTTCTTTATCACGCGCTTCAAACAGAGGTTTGACCCTATCTGCGTGACCCCTCTCAATTAGATTTTCGATAAAGCCTTTGTTTGGGGTCAGGCGGTCCATCACCCCTTGGGAGATGAGGGCCGCTTTATCTTTCCCGAATCCGAATTGCTTCATCGTAGCCACCTGTTGAAGTTTTGATACGCCGAGTCCCTCAAAGCCCCGCATGACGCGGTAAAGCTCCTTGTTGAGCTTCTTTCGGCCTTCGTATTCGTCGGTGTAAACGTCACGGATCTGGCTTTCGGAGATCGGCTTGTCGCTGTAGAGCAGGAACTTCTTATCACTGACCAGCCGAAGCCTACTTTGGTGATCTCGCAGGAAATTACGATGCTGCTTCTCGACATCGACTGGATGAAATCTAACGGGGAACATTCCCTCGACCAACTCTCCGATAGGAGAGTCCGTGAATTTGTTGTAATCGCCGCCTACGGCTTCGTAAGCATCTACTGCGTCACTCAGCATACGCGGAGAGTAGGCAGTTTTTGCGACGTATCCTAATCCCTTCCACAGAGACGGCCCAAATCCATCCACTTCGGAGATCCAGATGGGATTGCCTGTCGTAGAGTTCAAATTATTCATCGCGTCATTTACTGCTCCCGCGAGGATTTGCTCATCGAGGTATTGGTCAAAGAACGCGCCTTTGAGGAAGGAGGAGACTGCGCCATCTAAGTTGCCTTGTGCTAGTGATTGGAAGGCGCGAGCGAACGGGTCAGTCACAAGCGAGAATGGATTGAGGTATGTGAGGTCTACTGAAATTAAGTCTTTTCCTTTACCCCAATAGTAGAAGCTATGCCCCTGTAAGTAGCTTGGCATCGACTTACGTAGAGCTTCGTCTTCGTCGCCCCCAATTCCTGAGAGAGCCGCGAGAGCCGCAGGAGCGGCCAAGGATACTGCGCCTATGACGGTAACAAGTCCGCGTCGTCTCTGCTTGCCGCGCCTGACAATGTCAGGGTTATCACTAGATATCTCTTCTTTAGATAACGCCCAAGTGTTATAAACAATTCGCGGCACTTCTGCTTTGAAGCGGATGAACGGGGCGAAGAGCATACCATAACTCGATTTACTCAATGCGCGAACGATAGGGGGAGCCTGACTCAGCGACTGCGCCGTTCGTTTGACGTTATCTGCGGCCATGCGCTTGAGTTCGAAGTCCTTCATTTTACCCACCTTAGTATTAGGATGGTTGGCCGCAGCCTTACGAAGCACACCTAGCTCATGCTCATAGTAGGCTATCTTGTAGGCTCCATCCACCGAAGCGGATAGACCCATCAGCTTCTTCTCAGTGGATGCAATAAAGCTTTTACCTTTCCCAATCACAGGGGCTTCATCTAAGACTTCGTTTAGTCGGGACATGAAATCCTTGCTACCTGCATTGGCATCAAGAAGTTCTTTGATCATTCCGGCGCGAAGCTCATCTCCTAATACGCCTAGTGTGACGTATTCAGATAGGACGGCATCCATCTCATCAGGATTCTTGAACTGTTCTTTCGAGAACTTAAAAGTATCAACAAGAGTTGACCCCATCTTTCTCAACGGAATACCATTGGCTGGGCCGAAGAACATTACGTTCCCTAGAATGTTACGCGCATAGAAACCCACTGAGCCTAATGTTTTAAGTAACATAGACTTACCTGTGAGGTTTTGGAGTAAAGAGGCCGTCTTGGATACAACCTCTTCAGCAGTGGAGGCTCCAGAGTTGGCGAAGCTTGGGTTAATAACATCTGCCAAATCCTCCACTAAAGACTTCTCAGCATACATGTAAGCGAACGGGTCGTTCTTGTTCGCGTTCGATTTCATCTGAATGAAGTCAGGGTATTTATCGGGATCAGCGGCATACGTTTTAGCATCCACCATGAACCCTTGGTCTTTACCAACAGTGGCAATGTTACTTCTGAATACTTGTTCGGCAGCTATGGTTGAAACTGTAGCATAAGTTCGGGCGATAAGATCAGTCCCAACTTCCTGACCATACTCTCCGAGGATGTTTCTCAACTGTTCTGGTAGGTCTTTTCTCTCGGAGAAATTTTTAGCTATTTTCGAGTAGCGGCTGCTTGTTATGGGAGAGCCTGAGTGGACACTTTCATACCTTTGGATGAAAGCCTCAAGAGCTTTCTCTCCATGAGTAGACCCCGCTCCTGCTTTATCGTGGGCATCACGTAGAGCTTTATCTGCGGCGTCGTCAGCTTCTACAGCAGACTTATTCTGATTTAGCGCGGCGGCTCTAGCTTTGTCCTTAATGTCCTTGTCAAAGAAGGCCATGCCTTCTGCGCGGACTGCGCCATACAAAGGATCTTCCCTAACCTTTTGAGCGAACGTCGGGTCGTTAAACATCCGGTAGCTCCTCGTGATGTAGAAACCACCTGTCTGGTCAATACGGACGCGCAGTTCATCTGAAATACCCGCTCCTTTAATCTTCTCTTGTAGCGGTTGGATAAGATCACTCCGCATCGAAGTTATCAGTGATGCGAGTCTGGGGGACCTCGCGGCGAGATCACTCAAAGCTTGCGCCGTCTCTAAGTTCCGCGCCGCAATAGCCGACTGTTCTTTTGAATCGATTTCGGCAGCGGAAGTCTGTTCTGACGCAACCTTCTGCACTTTCTTTTGTGCGCGTGTCAGAGTATCGTCTGCTTCAATCTTTTCGACTCTAGCCCGATGCTCGCTTTCTTTAGTTACATAGAAACTGTTCTTAACTAGCGAGTCTTTGTTATATCCCTGAGCAGTTGCAATTGTTAAAAGAGTAGAATCATCCAGAATGATGCCGTCTTCTTTAATGACATCATTAAATTTACGGTGGAATGATTTAAGGACGTGTAGCCCTCCCCTCTTGAACTCGTCTCGTTGATCCAACATACTCTTAATTGGGGAGCCTAGATCACCTTGGAACATACGAGCCATTACCCCTTTGGGTGACTTATAAGTTTTGTATTCCAACTGAGAGATCTCAAGGAGTTCTGGTATCATTGAGAAATCATACTTATCTCCAGAAGAAACCGGATTAGGATTTCGGCTAGACGCAAACAGCGGGAAGTCCAAACCAATCTCCCCCTCTTTATCCATGACGAGATCGTTGTACTTGTCTTTTATTAACTGAATGCTCTCAGGATCTGCGTCTTTAATTTCAGATCGATATTCCGTGATGGCTTCCGCGATCTTTTCGTTCGTTCGCTCCTTTAAGAGAGCCTTACCCGCTGCACCTTTATAGAAAGCTTTCAAAGACTTACTCCCGTGAGATAGGTCGAATACATAGTCTGTTTCGTTGCCCGTATTTACCCAATGTTTTTGGTTAATTCTGTTGGTAGGTACTTCACCCCCGTGCATAGCCTCAAACAAATCAAATTCTCCGTCGTTCGGGGATTCAAGTAGAGCTGTGGCACTGTCAGAAGCTTTTTTAAACAACCTATCTACTGTTTCCACAGCAAAATCTAAAACGCTTTGTTTTTCCGCGAGGCTCAATTCGGAAAAGGCAAACCCTTGCTTCTCTTCCTGAGTGATTGGGCCTTCTTCTTCTTCTTCAAAAGCACTATCTAGTTGGTCTTCAACGCTTAGTTCTTCGGTAGGGGGAAGGCTAAGGTTTTCTTTTATTGTACTTACCGTAGCTTTTGGTAACCTCAGACTATTCAGTATTACCCATTTCTCGTGTGTCTTTTGTACGGGTGTTGGGGAACTATTCTTTTCCAAGTTCCTAAGAACCTCTTTTCTCGACCGGTCATCGACCTCGAAACCACGCCTCCCCCACATAGAGTAACCGACCATCGTTCCAGTAAAGGTAGGCATAATCGTTGCTAGTTCATCATGTGCATCTACCCCGAATTTATTTTCTACGTGTCTTAATACTTCCGTTCGGGCTGTTTTCATGGCGACGTTCTTGTAGTCCCCACCCCCTGTTGTCGTTAAGACGTTAACCCCCGTTTGGTCTGCGGTAGCAACGACTGCGTTTAGGAAATCACCTGAAAAACTTCTCGCAGCCGTGGTGTAATTTTTCATCCAGTCGATGTGGATTTCCCCTCCTCTTTCTAGCCGGATTTGCAACATGGCGGCTCGTGACTCTTGTCCATCAGCGGCTTTCAGATCAGTGACATTTACCACAAGACCTTCACCACGCCACCGTTCCTCGTCCTGTTCTACAGTGATTTCTAAAGAATCATTGCTGAGACTCTCTAACGAGTCCATAATAACTTGGTGATCCATACCCGTATCTGGATGGGGATTCTTGACGTCATAATATTCTACGCTGTCTTCAACATCTACGAAGTATTGACCATCAGTTACGGCTAGTTGCGCCCTCCTCATAATTCGGTTAAGTGAATCCGCAGGAAGTGAGGAAGTAGCTAAAGTTATGATCTGGTCTACTGCCTCACCGTAGGCTTGAGCTTCTCCAAGGACATCATTCTCCATGAAGCGTTTGAACTCAAGCATCGTGGCTTCGGGGTTAGCCGTGTCAAACGGAGTCTTGGCGCGAACTGTGTTGAAACCAGCGTTGATGAGCTGGATCTCACCGTGGATCTTACGGAGCATAGAATCTAATGCTCCTGACCCTCCCTTCATCTCGCGCATAGCAGCGAGCCTGCTGAAGATTCCTCTGAAGTATCTCGACAGCATCTGAATCAGAGACGGCTTGGATGTCCAGAATTCTATGTCTTGCTCAGTCGTAAACCCGCGAGTCACTTTCTGTAGGTGCATACGGAGCTTCTCTTCGGCTAATCGCCTTTTGAGGATTGTCAGTTCTTTCTCCTGCTCCTCAGTAAAGTTCTCTTCTGTAGACGATTCTAAGAGGGCTATATTTTCTTTTAGAGCATTAGGGTCTAGGTAGTATTCCTCCGCGATGTCCTTAAAATTATCTAAGCTTAGTTGGCCGATGTAGCTATTTATTTCGGCGGTAGTAAGCGAATTCCAAGACGCTACGTGGACTACTTCTTCACTGATAACACTCTCAACATACACACGCGATCCAACCGAATCCATGTCCTCGACTGCCTCCATTATTAAGTCGGGTCTGATGAAGATCTCATTACCTAAAGCCCAAGCTGGCGAATCCATTGCCTGCGGATCTTTTTTCTTGGCCTCCGTCACTTTCATATTGTAAGGTAAACGGCTTTTGAGGTGGAGCATAAGAGATTCAAATTCCCTTTGGTCTTTCTTATTGCGCGTCGATCCCTTTTTAGATTTAGACAGGAACGAAGCAAAATTCGCGTCTTGGGGGTCTGTTGGTCTCTGTGCTGTTTCCAACACCGGAGCCTCTACGTCTCCGAGGAATTCATACAACTCTGCATTATCTGAGACAACTCGTGTGGCATCTTCTGCTACCATCGCGCTTACTTGAGAGATCGGAACTGACTGTGTTCTCGCTACTGACTTACTCAAAGTAATGACATCTCCCAAAGCCGCTGTGTAAACAGCAGCTTCAGACTTAGATACCTTTCGGAACATCGATACCAAAGCGTCTAGAATTCTAGTAAAGAATCCCCGCTGCGCTTTAGGTGGCTCAAGATCTTTAATCAGCGCCTGTAGTTTAGGCGATAGGAGGAATTTAGCTAAGAACTCATCGAAGTTCTCAAAGGCATCTTCCATGTAAGGATTAGATGGCCCTCTCCGATACTCATTCTCAGCGAGTTTAAACAACCCTTCCAGTCGAGTTCGCGCAGTTTTTTGGTTTGGGGTAAGGTTCTCAAGCGGCAAGTTAGCCACGTTGTTTAAGAAAGCGTGGACATACTCTTCAAGAAGGACATTCTCTAGGCCGAGTCCGTTTCCTGTTTTTGTGTTGATTAGCACGTTGTGGCTGCCATCCGTTAAACGGGAATAGTTACCCGCAAAATCAGCATCCACTTGAGTCATCTCGAAACTCACATTCCTGACGAAGCCTTCGTCCTCAAGCAAAAGGTTCGCCACCAATTTGTGAGACTTACTATCACTTGTCTTCGATATGATTTTAAGGGCTTCGATAACCGATTCGGGGTTCTGGGACTCCAGCCCTAAACGCTCAATCTCTTGGAGGTTTTCAGCCTCATAGATTGCTCGCTGCTTACCTGAAACGTGGCTTCTTGAGAAACGAAGCAGGGCGCTTTTGTTGATTGCTTTAACAAAACCCACGGCGTCTCTATCGGAGACTTCCTTACCTAAGGATTCTTTTAGCATTAAGCGAAGACCGAGAATAAATTGAGGGTCGTTGCTATCTAGGTTTGATAAGTAATTTAAATAGACGGCTTGTTTAAATGACTCCTGACCAAGCAGCTTGTTTTCTTTCAACAGTTTCTTGAATTTAAGAGCCTGTGACCCGCCATCGGTTTCATAGTTAGCAGATCTAAGAAAGTCCCCCATGTAACTTATGATATCAGAGACCTTCATCTTTTCGACCTCTGCGACCTGTCGGGCTGACGCATTAGGGATAATACCCTCAATAAAGAGGTCTTTAAGGGACTGTGTAAGTTCGGGCGAGTTTTCAATCTCTTCGACGCTTAACTTAGCTATTCCTCTAGCGGCTTGGGACACTTCGCTAAGATCCGTATCACGATCAATCTGCCCTGAACCAGCGAAGGGGTCCACAATAATGTCCCCTTCAAGGTTCGTCATTTGTTCGGATCTCATCCCGCCCGTGAGGGGATCTCCAAAAACTTCGGGATCGAGGTTGAGGTCAGAGAAAGATGAGACAATAGAATTTTGTTGGGCCATCTTCCTGCTCTTTTCTTGCGCGATATACTTCCTAACCTTCTTTTGCAAGATGGTCGGGAACGTCGGCATCATACCATTAGCGAAGTTAGCATTATTTAAAATTTGCTGGTTTATGAAAGCCTCGACAACACTAGCGTGGGATGCTCTTTCGCCTACCTTCACAAAACCTTTAAGCGTAGAAGCCAGTAACGACGCATTAACTTTTCCGTCTTTTACTAGACCGTCGATTGATGCGCGAGTAGCTATATCTCTAGATGCGAAGTTTCTAGCTTTCTTATTTGGCACAGCTAAGATGCCTCCGGCTGAGAAGTTGTGCTTCGTGCTTTTGACAAGTGTATCACGCATGGAGAACAAATTCAAAAGGAAGACGTATTCATGATAAGCCTCGAAAACAGGAGTCACACTCGCGGTATCGGAAACATCAAGCATGTCTAATCCTTGTTTCTGACTGTCCCTCAAGTGAATCTTAATTAGACTAGTATCCCCAGAAACCGACTGCACGTAATCGAGTAGTGAATTATGGATGTCTCCGTATGTTGACAGAGTAGAACCAATAGGGAGGGAGTAGCCACGTTCATTTAAAGGAGTGGCTCCGTGGGGCATAACCTTACTGTCCATGCCTGCTGAGATGAATGGGAGCTTCTTGAGATCATCGAGGCGGCTTTGATCCACTTGAGCATTGGTAATGTCATTCAACACGCTACCTACAATCTCTACCCCTACACCATAAACACGCGGCTTCTTCACATGTTTGACGTAACCATCTACGACTTTGATCGAAGGGTTAATGTTGAACATGTTTACGGAATCGGGAACGGGGATTCGAATATCTTGGGCCAGCATGTGGGCCATAAGGACAGGGTCATTATTAAATATCCCCCTACCTTCGACATCTAGATTGCCCTTAATAACTGTGCTTTTTACTTTCTGTCCTGTCTTAGGGTTGAAGTAAGTAATTCGCGGCCCTTCAAAGTTAGTTGTTTTTTGTTTCGGGTCTAACTCAATCAAAGGCCACTTACTGTATATTTTTTCAGCAAGGTAATCTGAAACGCTTGAAGTATCTTGCCGAGTCAAAGGAACTCCATAATTCTTACTTGAAGTCAGCCTTACTGGGAATCCAATGTTCTCTAGTTCAAGAACTACCGAAGCTTCTTGTTCTTCTGCTTCGGTTAACTGGTCACCTTTTTGGAAAAAGGCCAGATCGATCTGAGGTGTCTTAGTTGCTGGTCGGGATGCATTAGGATACAACCCAGCTTTAGCACTAGAGATAGACGCATCAGCGGCTGTCTTTAGTTCTTCAGGTCCAACTTGTTGCAGCTCCTCAACAAAAGAAGAAACTTCTGCGGCTTCTGCTTTTTGAATTAGAATAGCTTCATCTTTTGCCGCTGCCTCTGCTGCTGCCTCTGCTGCCTCTGCCTCAAGAGGCGTTAAGAGTGGGGGTTCCCCTGACTCTTCATTAGCCGCCCGCGTAGTAGCTAATTTAGGCGCCTCCGTATCCGCAGGTAATTTCTGCCCCGCTTCCTTTGCGCCTAGTTTAAAATATCTGCTAAGAACAGCCGCAGAAACAGGACTCCCAGTATCCCGCAAATTAAATTCTACGTCTTCGGCGATGTCGTTATACAGACGGTCTACTTGTGCAAACTTTCGCTGCTCGTTAATTTTTAGTTTTGACCCAATTTTTTGGATCACGGGAGCGCCTGCTCCCATGATGCCGCCAATCATAGCCGCGTGGAATGTCTGCGACAGTCTCTCTAGTAGTGGGGTGTCTTGATCTAGAGCTGCATCTTCTACAAAGCTATTAACGAACTGGTCAAGTCCCTCTTCCGCAGCTTCGTCAGTGAAATTCTTACCGACTGAGAACACTCTAGCAATTTTGCCATTTTTACTCATCGATTTAGAAACCGATTCACGGATCGCTTTCGATATAGTCTCGTTCTTAATACCTCCTGAGAAACTCGTTACTTTTTCAGTAGCCGTTTTCAATTCTCGGAAAGACATCCCACGTAAAAGGGCGTCATCTAGTCCCCCGCGACCCAAGAAGCTGAAACTAGAAGTAATAACTCCGGTTATAGCGCCACTCATTAAACCAGCACCTAAAGCCCTGTCCCTAATTTCTTCTTCCGACAAGTCGGTATTCGACCGGAGGTGGTTAGTGATACTACCGTATGTTGCTGCACCTGATCTGGTGGCTGCGGGGACAAACACTGCTGAAGTAATTCCGATCTTCTCAGCTAAGTTGCTGTTGAACCCTTTCATAACGTCATTAGTCAACTTAGCGTCCCCCGTCTTCACAGCCTCCTTAATAACTTGAGCTAGCGTCAGTGAATTTTTTCCTTTCCCCAATCCTAGCGTAGCAATCTTTGTAGGAGCCGTTTTAATTGTATGGCCCACTACTCCTTTAACAATCCCTTTAGCTGCTCCGAGAGAACCAGCTCTTACTGCAACATACGCAGCGCCCCCCGCGCCAGCCGCCGGAGCCGTAAACGCTGCCAGCACAGTCGTGGCGGCAATGTCCACCAACATAGGGGATATAGTCTCCAAGATTTCTTGGCCATACCCGTAGTCTTGGTTGAACAATTGAGCTACTTCCCTCCGGTCAGAACTACGCTGCGCGGATTCAGATAGATAGTTAATAGCAATATCATTACCCATAGCAGCGGGAATCGCAGCTAGGAGAGTCCCAAAGCTATCAAGAACCGACGCACCTACGCCTGCCGCTTTAGCGGTGAACTCGCTGTAGTTATCTTCGTTGGCTAAAAAATCGTTCAAGATTTTATGGTTCGCCTTGCCATCAACTCTGCCTTGCATAAGCGCGATGTTCCACTCGTCGTCAACACTACTCCTACTAAGAGTTTTAGCATAAACATCAAAATTTTGGTCTAAGACTACTGTCCTGTTTGCTCTTAAGATTTGGCGAGTCTCTGTTGGCAGCTCAGGTCTGGCTTTCAACATGTCGTTAAAAGCTCCTTCATTTACCATTGCAGCAGAGTGGACTACGGGAACTCCAAAAGAAGTAATCCTAAGATTCTTCCCTGCCTCTTCCCCCTCGTAGAATTCAAACATTCCACCAGCTTCGGCGGTCTCTAGAACAATCTGGCTGTATGCCGCTTCGATTTCTCCCCCACTGTATTCTTCGCCTTGAGTGAGGCCACTTTTGATATTTAGCTTTTCTGCAATAGACTGGATCGTAGACGTCCTGTCTATTTCTTGAGCCGCGTCTAAAGCTTCAATATTTTCTTGGGCTTCTCCGTCAAAAACCCCGCTGACAAACTCCCCGATGTCCTCAATTCGTCTTTTAGCCCAGTCCAGCACACCCTCATCTTCTGATTCAGCGAGGTTCTTTGCGTGGGCTTCAATTTGAGTTTTGAGGTCGGGAGAATCCTTAACCAAAGAATTAATCATTCCTTTGGCCTCGTTGTAACGATGCAGCTTAAAACGAGGGACAGTAGCTCCGGCAGGGATTACTAGTTGCTCTTGGGCAATATAAGCATCGGACAACGAGACGTCCCCCGCAGAAGAAGCTGCCAGTGCATCACTTAAGTTGTCAAACTTTAGGGCAGAGTTCCCCGCAATAATTCTCCGGTTCCCTTCTTTGTCCGTGGTAGCTATAAAAGGAAGCTCCTCCGAATTAAGCATACGTCTTTTTACGACGTCATATTGACGCTCGATAGCCTCCTCAGTTTCGGCCTGCAATTGATTGAAACTGCCTTCCTCAAAAGACTCAGGGTCTTCTTCCCGCATTTTTTGAGCTTCTTTAAACTCGGTGATAGTTGTCCAATCAGGGTCGTCTTGACTGATCCTAGTTTGGATCATGTCTAACTTAGCTTCCCTAGAAATACCTTTTGGCGCAGTAAGAGCATTATACCCTTCGACGTCCCCTTGTTCTAATGCCCCATTCTTAACTAAAGACGTATATAGCGAACTTTGAATATCCCCCTCCGCTTTAACTGACATCGCCCCCGCATCAATATACGTTTTACGTAGATAATCTGCGTAGTTAACGCGGCGGTCTACATCTTCTTCTTCAATAGATCTTTTAGAAGACCAAGCTGAGTATTTCTCAAATTCAGGCTCAGAAGAGCCAGTTAGTGAGCTAAAAAATTTCTCGTAGTCAGTCATAGCTGATAATATATATGTGTGTATGTGTGAGGGGATTTTAAGCCCAATCTGGAAATAGTCTATTCGTCGAAAGCTCCATCTAAAGGATTCGCTGCGTTGGTAGTAGGGGAATTCTCTGCCATTTTACTACTCAGTAATGAGAGGAGGTAACGATGCAAGTCGGCCCCACTCATTGAAGATAAAATACTCTGCACTTTCGCGGGAGGGTAGTTAGCACTGTCCACGAAAGAGAATATAGATTCTAAAACAGCTCTACTACCTTTCTCTAGTTCAAACTTTGCAGTATCCCCGCTAGAAATGGCTTCAGCTTTTCCAACAGCCGAAATTTCTCGCGGCTTTTGGCCGACAACCATATCGTAATAGGATTTATACGTCGAGAACCTTGCTTTACGGGACGCTACCTCCGCTGTTTGTTGTGCCGCTTGGATAGCTGCTGCTGCACGAGTGCCTTCCAATTCTTGACTACTTAGCATGGCCCTTTCGCGATCATCCAACACACCGTCTTTGTTTATCAATTCGTCGCGCAAAACATCGTCCCCCGAGGCCATCGCCATTTGCATATTCGCGTAATTAGCGGCCTGCTCTTTCTCCTCAAGTGCCTTCGCCTTTAGCCTATCTTGTTCGACTTTTGATTCGACGGCTTTCTGAGAATCTACAGCCTTAAACGCTGCTCCAAAGATGCTGGTAGCGCGTTGACTGTTCGCTAGATGAGGAGCATAATCTACTAGACCCCTACTAAGTTCTGCCGATTTCTCTAACGGGCTTAGAGTATCATCGTCGAGAATACCGTTAACCAACGAATCAATTTTTGGGCTGAACTCTAAAGCCTCGTTTTGCCTCTGCGCGGCTTCTTTGGCTTTCTGTAGGTCCATCTTTTGCTTCTCGTAAGCGAGATCCTGAGACCTCATCGACCTTGAATGCTGCTCAAGCTTCATAGTATGCATCTGCATAGGCATCAACGTCTCTTGGCGATACTTCATCGCTTGGTCGAAGCCTCTTTCGCCCATGAGCATTGGGAAATACTGCTGCCGGAGGGGCGCAATGTCTTGATCGTAATTAATAGCCATTTTCTATGTAACTAGTGGGTCTACTTCGCCATCATCTTTTGGGCGGTAAGCCCCATCTTTCCCTATTACCCGAGGTAAGATCGTCTTCGGATACTTTGTCTCCACTCCTCCTCCTCTTATTATAATCAGTATTCCGTTGTTCAGCGCGGGAATTCCCGTCTTCTTTACGCTGTCCTACATAAGATTTTGGAGCGGCAGGTGTGCCAGCGGTATAAGAAGAAGCAATACTATCTTGCTTATTAGCTTCGCGCGACACTTGAATTTTACCTACCATGCGCTGCATACGGGCAGCAGGTGTGTCGATTGCGGACTCATTCATACGTTTATCCTCTCCACGCATAGCCATCTCTTGTGCTGCCCCGCCATACCCCTGCCGCCTAAGCCTGCGAGCGGACCTGCGATACTTCCCGCTTTCGGGTCCAATAGCGCGAGCAGGTTGACTGAGCGGTGAACCACTACCAAGCTTGTAGTTGTCATCCTGCATCGCGGCCAGCGAGCCAAGCCCAGTCCCAAATTCGTTCTGGAACATGACATTCTGCGCGGCCTCTTCGGGTGAAGAGGTAGGGGCAGCAGTGGCAAAGTTTGAGGGCTTAATTAAGTGTTTATCCATTGTGGACTCAAAAGCTTCGCCAGACACCCCCTCATACTTGCCAAGCTGTTCTTTGGCTTGGCTATACATGTCGGGGGTCAGCTTGCCTCGCTTGGACAAATCCTTCATTTTTTTGAAGAAGTCCTGCTTCATAGTTGAACCACCACTCTCTTGAGCGTTAGGGTCGGACGGTTTAATTGAGTGTTTGGCCATTGTGGACTCAAAAGCTTCGCTGGACACCCCCCCATACTTGCCAAGCTGTTCTTTGGCTTGGCTATACACCTCTCCGGTCAAGCTGCCTTTACTTGATAAATTCTTCAGTTTTTTGAAGAAGTCCTGCCTGATATTATCTCCCTGCTGCCCCTCGTTTTTGAGTATCTCTTTTCTAGTAGCCATAATTACCAAAGGTGTTTGCAGGCCCGTCGGGATCGTTTAATTGCCACAAGGCGTAATTTACCAGAATACAACGAAACTGTCAACGGGAAGGATTTAGCCGAATGCTGGAAAAACGGCATGTGGGCATCTAAAAACTATTCTCCTAGCCCCTTAGTCCTATAGTATATATTTTATAGAACTAAGGGTCAGAGAGAATAGTTTTTAAATGCCCTATGCCGTTTTTCCAGCATTACGTCACTGATTCAAGAGACTCGTTTCGGGATTATCAAGCGCACCGCTAAGGCTTTTAATCGTAACCGGTTCCCTGTATCCCTTACCACTGCTGTCTTTCGGGGGATCTACGGCCACCATTCCCAGACGCTGACGGGCGCAATCGAGGGCCAGAAATGCGGCGTCAGCCAAGTCAGGACTGCGCCCGAAGCGCGATTTGAACTCCGGTTTCGACTCAATCTTCACTTTTAGCGACCCAGTTTTGACCATGTCGTAGTTGCGAGCGCACATTTCTTTGGCCAAATCGGACGATATTCCGTAGATCTGCCTCGTCCTCATCAGCTCTTTTCCGACAAACCAGAGTTCTGACACTCTGTTGACGTAGAGTTCCGCGCCTGTTAGCTGGCTATTCATGGAGACCCGCTTGTCGGAGGCTTTACCGCCGAAAGTGACCCGCATAAACGAACTCTCCCACTCACCCGCCAGAACGTCGCAGAATGGCGCACCCGCTCCGGTCGAGTCGAGCGCCACGTTATTGGGGAGGATATCGCGGCGTTTGCAGTGGTCGATGATTTGGTGGACGATCTGGTATGTTCGGGGAATCGCCTTGTTGGTCGCGTCATCATTGAGGTGGATCGCTTCACCTAACTTACAGACGTATTGGCCGTTACGGGCGTAGCCGACCTCGGCGGTGTACATAATCGTCCTGTCGCCACCGTTGGTGAACGCCGGATCGATTCCGGCGACGGTGGTTGGCTTGTCCGCCCAATCGACATCTGTCAAAGCTCCGCTCTTTACCATCTCGGCTTCAGAGTAGATCCCCGTCGTCTCGTCGCTGTCGAAGAAGATGGCGCGGACCATCCGCATGTAGCCGCGAGATTCTGGTCCTAGAAGCAGTCTGTCCTCCTCCAGCTTCTCGGCGGTGGGCAGCCAAGGATACTTAACCTCGCCTAACAATATATTTGGACTCCGCTCACCATCGAGCCGGATGTATTTGCCTCCCCATTTGGTGGGCCACTCGTCCGCAGTCTGCGTGTCAATCGACTCCCAGCCTTTCTTCGGCTCTGCCCAGACTCCGAAAGCGTCGAAGCGGCTACTCGGGTTAGACATCCCGATCATCTGGAATGACGGGTTCTTAGACAGGTTAGACAGTCCCGCATTGAGGATAGCCTCTGACAATTCCGATAGCTCGTCACCGATGAGTATCACGCGCTTCTGCTTGATCCCGATGAATTTGCCAATCGCTTCCCTCGTCTTCGACTTCTCGGCTGCGATAAGTGAGAGACCCGCTCTTTCGATAAGAGTGCCTTTCTCATCGATGTAGGCCGCGTTTCCAATCGAATCCCGAATCTTGATTGGTGCGCCGTCGATCACCGACAGCAAGGACATGACTGAACCCCAGATCCTTTTCCGTGCTTCCCGCAGCGTTGTAGAGGTCATCAGGACCAATGTATCGCGTGGCTGGCTCAACCACTGGACGATTCCCCATGCGGCCATCGTGTGTGATTTACCACTACTAGCTGACCCACCAATGGCGAGATACTTATCCTTCAGCGCCGCACGGATCATCTGTTCGGCCCAAGGATGGCGGACCATCATAGGCTCTGGCAGATCCTCGTGGTTCCAGAGTTCGTCGCAGATCCGCCAGAAGTAGAACTCCCTCGCCTTATTATTAGGGTGGTGTGCGAACCCGTAGAGGAGGGCGGTTATCTGGCTGGTCGGTTGGATTATGAGTCCGCCGATGTCCATCTTCTTAGATTGCGGGTCAATTCGCGGCTCTAGAACGCGCTTGCGCTTGTCTGCTTCTGAAGGCATAATTAAGTGGATGTCTGAAAAACCTATACGGGACTGCGAGGCTGAAGCTCTTCGACTAAACAAAGAAGGTTACAGTAATAGCGCGGTTGGTCAACACATTGGGGTCCACCGCAACACGATCCGCAAGTGGCTCAAGAAGCACGGGGTCGCCGCCAAGGTGAATGGGGACTTGGTCGGAGGTAAAGTTCTCGATAACCTGATACATAATACCGGCGTTAAGGAAGAGCATCTAAAACCGGATGCTGACAAGGACCAGCTCAAGGAAGACATCGAGGAACACTTCAATGAGACCGTGAGTTCTGCTATTGTTGAAGAAAGATTTAAAGCTTCCAAAGCGGAGGACGTCACCCTGAATGAAATCGCGGAGGCGCAGAACTCTCCGGCTGACAAATACCAGCACTACATCGCGGCGGCTGGAATCAAACTGCTTCGCGATTCGATTAAGACACTGCGTGGCCCGAAGACGATCCGTGAGATGTCGGAACTCGACCAGCTCATTCGGCGTAACTTAGGTCTTAACGCGAAGACGGGCGGCGGGAATGGAGGTAAGATGCAGATCGACATTTCGATCCTGAATAATTCCAAGGCGGATAAAGGTGGTGGTGCGATTAGACCTAAAAAAACGATTGACGCGGATACCGGAAAAGAGATTTAATGGCGTTGTAATGTTCCGAGACCGCCAGCCAGAGGTAAACCCGAAATTCATCACCCGCATCGATGAGGGGTCCGACTTCCGATTTTCGGTTAGCGAAGCTGGAGGTCTGTGGTATCGGGTGAATCCGTGCAACGGGCGCGAAGTATTCTACTTGCAGGCGCTGCCGAAAGGGATCAGAGTTCTGGTTCCAGCGGAGGGCAATGGACTCCTCGTAAGAGCCGACTCAATACCAAAATGAAACCCGAAACCCTATTCCGCCTTCACGAAGAGACGTGCGCTAAAACGCTCAACATCATGAGGGCAAAGAACAGCGACTACTGCGGTGGTGCTGAGACACTCGACGCCTTAGCAAACTTCAAGTCAGCGAAGTCATTGGGCCTCCATCCGGTTACGGGATTGCTGTTGAGGATGCAGGATAAGCTGATGCGGATCAAGTCGTTCGTTAACGACGGTGAGCTGAAGGTGGCTGGTGAGTCAGTGGACGATGCGTGTGAGGATCTTGTGAACTACTCGATCCTCGCTAAAGCGTTACTCACCGAAGAACGCGAGTGTGGCACCTGTAGTAATCCAGTTTCTGGCGGGGAGTGTGACAACCTCTATTGTCCCGAGAAATCTAAATGATCGTCGGAATCGACAACGGATTAGATGGCGGACTTTGTGCAATATCTAAATTTGATGGTAGCCTCATTGATAAGGTTCGTATGCCGACGCTCCAGATGTCGAAGAAGAAAGAAATTGACATCCGTAAAGTTCACCAATGGTTGATGGATCTAAACACGCCCTTTATTTTTGCGGTAGAAGAACCACTGGCCCATGCGAAGAGCAGCCAAGCCGTCCGCTCTATGGCGATCTCGTTTGGTAAGTTAGTAGGGATGGCCGAGTCCCATGACTACGAAAACATAATGCGTGTGTCAGTCCACAAGTGGCAGAAGGCCATGCTGGGCAGAGTCCCTAAAGGTAGGACTAAAGAAGTCGCCCTGAATCTCGCCAACCAGTTAGAGCCATCTGAGAACTGGCTGGCTAATAAACGCTGCCGGACGCCACACGATGGCATGATCGACGCCTACCTCATCGCCCGCTATATTTGGGGTGGGAGAAAAAGTTGATCTTATTTCTCGACGAATCTTTGGGCCTAGCCTAAAACCAAATAGATGAAAAAATTAGCGGTAATCTCGATAATAGTTCTATTCGCATCGTTACTATTTAAATACGGTGCTGAAGCATATGCCAATAGAGGGGGAGGCTATCCTGAAGGCCCGACAGTTAACAGCAGCGAGTTATATGTGAGTTCCGCCAATGTTTTTTACACATCTGATATCGAGAGTGAGGATAATCTCTTTAGCGGGGTTGTGCTTAGGCATTATGTAAACGGAAAACTCCTCGCAAAAGGCGGGGTCAAGGACGGCAAGTTACACGGCCAATTCGATTGTTGGTATGAGAATGGCCAAAAAAAAGCATCACTTGTTTGGATGAACGGAACGAAGTTTAGGGGTTTTAGAGCCTATTATCCTAGTGGCAACAAGATCGAGGGGGATGACCAAGAAATTGCTAGCCGTATTTTTGCGGGCGAGGTCATTGAAGAGTGATCTCGGCGCCTACCTCATCGCCCGCTATATTTGGGGTGGGAGAAAAAGTTGAACTTTTTTCTGGACGGAGTTGGTCTTCTGAATTATATGTCTGTTCATAGACAATAATTCAAATAGATGAAGACACTATATCCGAAACAAAAAGAAGCATTCGACTTCTTTTCAATCAAACAGAAAAGCGGCAGCAACACCCTAGACACTAGCCATGTCGGGACAGGCAAGACCGTCGTAGCGGCCCATCTGGCGAAGAGCCTTAACAGGCCCGTTGCCGTCATCTGCCCGAAGGCGGTCATCCCTTCGTGGGAGCGCGAACTCAAGGAGACGGGAATCGAGCCTATCTTCGTTCTGAACTACGAGAAGATCCGAACCGGAAAGACAGAGTGGATGTCAAAGCGTGGCAAGAAGATCATGAAGTGGGATCTGCCAGAAGACACGCTCGTGCTGGTCGATGAGGTCCACAAATGCAAAGGACCATACACTCAGAACGCCCAGTTGCTGGTCTCACTAGTGGCGCAAGGATATTCAATTCACGCGATGAGCGCGACCGCCGCCGAAGACCCTACTGAGATGCGCCCGTTAGGATTCGCGTTGGGCCTACATAGCCTTAATAAACCCACCGACACAACCAAAAGCTGGTTTGGCTGGATGATGCAGTTTGGGTGTAGGCAGAACGAGTGGAACGCATGGGAGCTTCGGGCTAAGTCTAAACTCAGTGACTTAAATAAGGTCATGTATAGCAGGAACGTGAAGCGTCTCACAGTGGACGACTTCCCTGATTCCTTTAAGGCGAACCGTGTATTTGTGGAGCCTGTAGCATTTGGCTCTGCTGCCAAGATCGCCAAGGCGTACAAGGATCTCGGAATCACTCCAGAGATTATCACTCGCCTCTTGGAAGACGGGACGGTGGAGGACAGCGATTGGGTTCTCGTGAATTTGCTAAGAGCCAGACAACTAGCCGAGTCCCTCAAGGCAAAAGACATGGCCGACATGGCTAAGGACTACGTGGAGCAGGGACACAGTGTTGTTCTCTTTGTCAACTTTACCGATACCGCTGACACGCTCCAGAAGTTGTTGGAGTGTCCCGCTATCGTGGGTGGGCAAACTGCCGACGAACGTCAGCAGGTCATTGATGATTTCCAAGACGATAAGGAACACGTCATCGTCGTGAACATCGCGGCAGGCGGAACTGGTATCTCGTTACACGACATCAACGGTAACCGCCAACGGATCTCGTTGATCTCGCCCACCTTTAACGTCAAGGATCACTTGCAAGCGTTAGGGCGCATTCACCGGAACGGAGCAAAAAGTGATGCCATTCAGAAGATTCTTGTTGCGAGCGAATCCATCGAAGAACATGTTATGCGGGTTATCGAACAGAAGTCGGATAACTTAAACACCCTACATCAATGAAAACAGAAAAATAATCATGACACAATTAAAAAATATAGCGGTGTCCGTAGCACACCTGCTGGAAGCTGGGATCACTCAAACAGATCGTGTTTCGATGCTCGCGTATATCGCAGCTAAGGATGGCGTCGATACGGGAGAAGTTGGTAGAGCATTCAGGGCTTCCCGCCCCAAAATTTATGGGGCGATGGCCGCGTTGCAAAAACTAAACCTGACCCGACAAGAACTCAGAGACGAGGTGGAAAACGGCGTCAAAAATAAAGTCGGTTACTGGTATGCCACTCCTTACGCTAAGGACGTATTGAGTAACTTCTCCAGTTCACTCCAAATCAACCCGAAGAACCAGAACCTTAACTATGAGTTGTCCGACTAAATACCTCTCAGACAAAGAGAAAATTCGCCTCAAATTACTTCAAGATGAGATCTACATGCTGACCCATAGGGTGAAGCGTATTCTTGAGAAGCGTGACCGCCTCTGGAGTGAGGTAAAAATAATACTAGAACCAACTATCACTAAATGAAAATAACTAACGCAGGAGACATTGACAGCGGGGCTGGCACGGCGGGCTACAGAGCCTATAAGAGAGGTCTCAATTGGTGCGAGGCAGAGAAGCTGTGGGCTACCTATAAGAAGAATAGCTTATGGTTCAAGGCCGCTTTCCAAGAATACCGGAAAGCGGGCGGCTACGTCCCCGAAGAAAAAACTATCCATAGGCAAAAAAAGATCGAAATCCTTGAGGAGAGTCCAGTCGTGAAAAATACAGACCCTCCGTCGTTAGCGAAGCAGCTTCTGGACTTAGAGATAGCCGACAAATGTCGGAGAGCGAGAAACCGAAATTCAAAGTACACCAAACCTTACCCGTGGTCCAAATAGACAATTAACCTCTTATACCAAATAAATTTATGAAAACAGTAGATAAAACGCGCTCCGTAAGGGCGGGTAAATTGATGTGTCCCGATTGGGCAAGAAGTAATTCACTTACCTTTGTTAAAGGTAAGTATGCTAAAGGAAAGAAAACAACGAAAAAGAAAAGTAGAAAAAACTAAAATTATGAAAACACAGAATAACTGGCCCCATCCAATGGCATTCGACAACGGAGGTATGACCTTGAAAGCTTATTACGCTGGTCAGGCTTTAACCGGAATGCTCGCCCGAGATAACGGCTATGATCCCTCAGATGAGGTTCATCGACAAGAATTAGCTAGCACAGTATGGAGCATAGCAGAAGCTATGATCGAAGATCAATACGCTACCCCCCGTCGTAAGTATTAATAATCAACCATTAAAACTGAAACATAATGGAGATTAAATATAAACCACTTAGTGAATATCTCGCATACGCAAAAGAGAGGGGCGAGGGCGAAGATATAGGCGCAGGTAGGATTATCAAAATGATCCTAGAACCAGACGAAATAACAATATGCGAAACAGTAGGGAGATTACGATCTCTGATCGCTAGAAGTTCTCGCGTTAAAGACGCGAAAATGGGGAGCCAAGATGGCGCAACGGCTGACGTGATGGGTATGAAGGCTGAGTATGCTTTTGCGAAAGCGTTTAATACATTCCCAGACTTAGGTCTGAAACCTAGAAGTGGTAGTGCCGACGGCGTCCTTAATGGCAAACGCTACGATGTAAAATCTACTAATCATTTAGATGGTATGCTTCTGTCTACTAGGAAAGTAAACCCAGACATCGATGTCTATGTCCTCGCTACTGTCAAAAATCGTTGTGTAAGATTTGTCGGGTGGGCATCCAAAGAAGAATTGATTAAAGAAGGCAATCTTATTGACCTTGGTTATGGGAAAGGATACGGACTTGATCAAAACAAACTAAAAGAATTACACCCTGAATACGGTTTCTAAAATAATGAATAACCAACCAAACCACACAGATAGAGGCCACGCGGAGTTTTCTCCGTCCAGCCTAAAGTATGTAGCCGCTTGCGCGGGATACACAGGACGTGACGGCACGTCACCCGCCGCAGAGATGGGGACCAGAATCCACGAGGCACTTGAAGTCTTCGACCCTTCTGCTCTACACACCGAGCAGGAGCATGAGATCTACGAGCATATCGTCAAGATGGAGAAGGAGTTCATGGTGAACTTCGGCGAGATCGACGAAGAGCTTAACGAGATCCAAGTTGAGGTCGCGCTAGACGGGACCGCAACGTGGGGAACCTGCGACCGATTCCTGATCCTCAAAGGAGGAAAACGAGCCGTCATGTCCGATTACAAAACAGGCATCTCGATCATTGACCCGCCAGAAAAGAACTGGCAAGCGAAAGCCTACACTACCGGAGCGTTCCAGAAGTATCCAGACATTCAAGAGATCGTCTTCGCGTTTTACGTGCCTCAACATAACGCAACTCTGCACCACACGTTTACGCGGGACGATCTCCCTACTCTAGTTGCAGACCTTAGCCGCGTTATTAAAGCAGGTGAAGCTACTAGACCTAAGTGGGAAACAGGCACACCGGAACTGGAAGACTGCACCCCGACTCAGTATTGCCGCTTCTGCAAATACGAAGATAGCTGTCCCGCATTGGGAGGCCTCGTTATCAGTGTCGCCAAGAAACTCGATACCACTCTGCCAGACATCGACCCTACTGACGTAGATAATCCGGCCCGACTCTCTGAGCTATTTAACATCGCGAAGATCGTCGAGAACTGGGCAGCTTCTATTAAACACAAGACACTCGCCGCCCTTAAAAACGGCGAGCAACTCGACGGACTAAAGCTGCGGTCGATGGGACGCATCCGAAAAATCTCTGACAATGCTACTTTTGTAAAAATTGCAGATAAACATGGAATTGATCTGGACACGCTGCTAGACCAAGTTAACTTTCCCCTCGCGAAGGTCGCCAAAAAAGTGGCCCCTTCGGACAAACAAACTTTCCTCGATGCTTGCGAAGATGCAGGAATCGTAGAAACATCTGACGAGCGGCACAGTGTCGCGACTCAATAAACCAAAACAAAAATAACTGATATTATGGCTAACACCAAAAACCAAGAAGTCGTTGCAACCGAGACCAACACCGGTCTTTCGGCCAACGTAAGCGGAATCGAAATCGACATAGAGGACATCGAGATCCCACGCATCAACGTCATCCAAAAGATGTCTCAATCCGACGCACCTGTCGGGTCGATCCTTTTCGACAAGATGTATGAAATCGGGCCACCGGAAGTTCCAGTTAAGACTGTTGTTGTCGCAGCCCAAAAAGGGTGGCGGGAGAACATCCCGTTTGACGAGGAAGACATCCCCCGCATCGCTTGGTCCCGCGAGCAATCCGACGCAATCAAGTTAGAGTCTGAGTGGGACATGACGGAGTTTGCGGAGATCACCCTCCTCATGCGCCAACCCGATGATGAGGATGACGATGCGTTCCAACTGCCCATCGGAGACCACAGCTATGCATTGGGTAAGATTAACGTGGGTAAGAACGCATACCGTTCTACTTACAAGCGTCTTGCTACCTTCGCTGCGTTCCAGTCTGGAATTCCAATCTACAGTAAGGTCTGGAACTTCATGTCAGAAGAACTCACGAAGGGCAAATACACTTGGTTCAATCCTAGCCTCACGGTTACAAAGGAAGAGACCAATAAAGACGTTATCGCATTCGTTAAAAACTTTCTCAGAGCCTAGTTATGACTAACGAAGAGAAAGAACAAAAAACCCGCGATCTCCTCCTCGAAGAGATCGAGATGCTCGACGGCATGATCGCTGAAGTCGAGGATCAGCTCTCCCAAGTCGGAGCCAACTTGCGAAAGTTGAGGGTAGTTCGCGAAGCACTCCATCACGTCACGGGAGAGCAGACCGAATTAGACTTGGAATCTGAATAGTAGTAACCAAGCCTGCCTTGGCGTCATCGTTTCGGATTGAATCCGAGACTCCAAGGTAGGCTTTTTTCTGCCCACAAATAAATAAATATGATTACATACGCCTTAGACTTTGAAACCTACTACGACAAGAACTGCTCAATCCGGCATCTCGGCCCCTTAGGTTACTTCTCCCATTACGATTTCGACGCTTACATGGTTAGCGTCGTCGGCGACGACGGATACGAGTTCGTCGGCCACCCCAAAGATTTTGACTGGCCGTTGCTAGAAGGACATATCGTCCTGAGCCATAACGCCAGCTTTGATGAAACCCTTTACCTGTATGGTGTAACCCAGAAATGGTGGCCGAAGGTTGAACCAGCCGAGTGGCACTGCACCGCAGACATGGTGGCCGCTTGCGGGTTACCCCGTTCACTAAAGAACTCAACTGCCGAGGCATTTGATATGGAGATCTCCAAATCCACTCGCGACAACATGTCCGGCAAGACGTGGGAGGGGATGACTAAAGAGTTCCAGAAGGAAGTAGAGGAGTATGCCCTCAAGGACTCTGTTCTCTGTCTCCGCCTGTGGAAGGCTTACGAGTCTAAGTGGTCTCAGTTTGAGCGGGACATCAGCCTCACGAATCGTCGCCTCGTCCAGAGAGGAATCCCAATTGATATCGAAGCTCTACAGAGAGCCAAAGAGACAATCAACGAGCTTCTCTTTGAGACCGAGAAAGCAATTCCTTGGGGTGACGACAAGCCCCTACTCAGTCGAAAGGCATTTGATGAACACTGCATCAAGATGGGGATCGAGCCTCCCGCCTCGCTGGCTAGAACTGATGTAGATGCCCAGAGGTGGATTCGCGCTCACGGTCATAAATACAAATGGATCGAGGCCGTCACAAACTGGCGGAGAATCAACACCATCAAGAAGAAGCTCGATAGCTTTGATTATGCGACGATGCCCGACGACCGATACTACGGCGGCATCATGTATTTCGGGGGACACACTGGACGCTTTAGCGGCAGCGGCGGAAACCTGAACCTCCAGAACCTACCGAGAGAGGGGATGTTCGGAGTCAATATGCGTAACCTGATTACCGCACCTGAAGGTAAGAGGCTGGTTGTCGTGGATCTCTCGCAGATCGAAGTCCGCACCCTTTGCTGGCTTTCGGGCGACCGCGCTACAATGGACGCAATCGAAGCGTCAGACGACATCTACGAAGCCTTTGCTATCCAGTTCGGCTTGTGGTCTAAGGACAAAGGAGTCCTGAAGAAGGAAGACGGAAAGCTGCGCCACAAAGTTAAGGCTCTTGTCTTAGGCTGCGGCTACGGCGCGGGTGCCAATCGTTTTGCCGAGATGTATGACATGTCTCTTACTGAGGCCCGAGCCGCTGTTGACCTCTACCGTAAGAAGCTGTTCAAGGTTCCCCGATACTGGAGGAAGCTGGACAGGGAAGTTGATAAATCGCATGACGCTGGTCGTCTGTCCCTAACGCTTCCATCAGGCAGATCTCTAAATTACGGCAACCTCCGCAAGACGCTGGCCCAAGGACGAATTCAGTTCGTCTCCAGCATCAACCGGAATGGTCAGAAAAGGATCATGAAACTATGGGGCGGAGTCCTAGCGGAGAACCTCTCACAGGCTTTGGCCAGAGATATTTTCAGTTTCATGATGTTAGAGATCGACAAGGCTGGCATAGACATTATCTTCCACGTTCATGATGAAGTAATCTGCGAGTGTGATGAAGATAAAGCCGAAGAAACCCTACAAAAAATTACCCAAATCATGTCCACTCCCCCTGAGTGGATTCCCGATATTCCTCTGGATGCAGAAGGAGAAATCCTAACACAATACAAAAAATAACATGACCTACAGATATTTGCGTAACCTACGCGACAGTAAAGCAGAGAAGTCGAGTAAAATCCACGGACTTCAACTTTCGAAACCGAAGTTTAAGAGTAAAGCAGACTACCGAGAGTGGTGCAGTAAGGCCACTACCGACCACGTTTTCTATTCTTGTGTCGAAGGGCGCGCCCCCTCCAAGCGAGTCAGTAATGATAACCCTGTCCATAAGATCCACGGGGTAGTGGCTGACTATGACTCCCCCATTGAATGGGTGAGCTTTGAAGATAAACTAGAGAAAGCGTGTTTTTCTAGCCCCGCCCCTACGTGGGCGAGTCGGACTGAGAGTGGTTACCTGCGGCTAGTTTGGGAGTTTGATTCTCTCTTACCCATTGACCCGCCTATGTATGAGTCATTCATGAAGTATATGAACAAGGCTCTTAAAATGGACAAGCTATTTGCAGGCTTCGACAATACTTCTTTGCGGCCTAATCAGTATTTCGAACTCGGGGAGGACTGGGTTAAAACCGGAGAGCAGGTTACCACTGAAGTGATCCACGCTTGCCTATCGAAGGCCGTGTCATCGAAGCCGCCAGAGTCTACCGATACGTCCATACCTTTAGACGTAGTCTCATCTGAAGTTGAATCCCGTTTCCCGAATCGCTGGTTCGGTGAATTTGAAGT